TCTTTATGAACAATGGCCGTACATCTTGACCTAAGAACCAATCTTTTCCACAGCTTTCCCGGAAGGGTCCGCTGTAAAAAGATTTGTCGGTGTTTACTGTGAAACCACAAAATTTAAGAATTTTGTGGAACACAGCTGCAGCCTTTACGGGGATAATTATATCATCCCCGTAAACATTGACCTCGTCACTTGCTATATTTAAATAATCGCAAGTGGCTCGGGCAAGAGCAAGAAAGATTAAACTTTCTAACTCAAAGGTGTACCCGTTACCCATTGAAGAAAACTTTTCGAAAGGAAAGGTTTTACCTTCATAGGTAAAGGAAGCACAGCGAGCAGCTTCTAGTAAATCAACCCATGGAGGAGGGAGTAATCTAGACACAACTTGATAAGAGATTGTGTCACTAGCAGAGGAGAGATCAATAGTTGCAAGATCGTTAGTTAAACTACCGATTCGAGCAAGCTGTTGATTCCGACTCTGCGAGTTAAGATTACAACCCGCCATACTAAGTCGATTGCGTATACGTCTACCGAGTCCCAATTGAATCATTGAATTCAACAGGGGCTCGATACATATAGCACGATCGGTCTTAGCATTCTTAGGTACGAAACTTAACTTCGATCCACTTACCAATTGTACAGGGCATTTAACCTTGTACAGTGATGGGGTGGGTAGAGCGGTAATTCCCGCTTTACTTGCAACGAGACTAGGCATTTCAGCCAAAATCTCAGAAGCAAACGGAGCTAAGCCACTCGTTAGAGTGATAGGAGCATTAAGCTTATCGAATACAGACGTGTATTTCGATAAACCCACGTTTGCGCCTGGACCAAGCTTTGGAACAACTTCATGAATCGAAGGAGCATTTCCGAGGATCCGAGAAATTTTACGTTGAGCACCATAGAATATGGCGCTTTCAACGGGCCTTCCGATAAACGGAGACCTCTCAGATTCGAAAAATGCGTTCGTCTCACGACATTGTTTCTCAGCTTGGATGAAGTTTCTCTCAGCCACCTCACGAGTAGAAATCCCAGAAGGGAAATCTTCGTATTTAGAAAGAAGTTTTATAACTTGATAATCAAGTCGAAAACGATCTAAATCAAGATAGTTATTAGGATCAATATCCATGTCAAGATACTCTTTTGGAGAGTATTTAAGACGTAGATAAGCTCCTAAAGCTATCGGGGAGTTAACTGCCTCAAAAAAGGCATTGGCTGCAGAGACGAGATCATCGAAAGATAAATCTCGACGTAAGGAACACCAGTTCCTTAAAAGATACTTCTTAGTATCTAACTTCATAGTAACCTCCAATTGAAGAAACTTAGATTAGTGTATACTTGGAAGACCCGTGAGGGCCAAATCAAGTGTAAACATAATCCAAGGTGGACATACACCGTCACAGAAGATTTTCGCTCCTATGACGGCGATACCGGCCAAGATCAAGGCCTTCTTAACCGTCAACATGACGTTTAATAAGGCAGTACTTGATTCTTGAATGTGTCAACGACTTGTGTATTAGACAGTGCATTCACTAAATAAGCGAATACATCATCTATTTCACCAGCCAGGGCACCGCCCGGTACAATAATGTCTACATTTGCAGAGACAACATACTTCACATTATGTGGAGATAAAGCCTCTGTTAAATCTTCTCCAAGAACAGGTACTTTCACGCGCAAAGTAGCCTTATAGTTGGAACCCGCACCTGCGAGGGGACGATTACCCAGCGTAAGCTGAGGTCGACCCTCAAAAGTGTGAGCATCTTCATGATCATTACATGCGTAAGTGATCAATCGGTTATCAACATTCGATACCTCGAAATCTCGAGCTACCGGTGTTGCTTTACCATCGTTGATGGTTATTGTGGCAAGATTTGCCATAATGGATTTCTCCTATTAGGTTTGTTAATCACAGGATTGTGATTAATCAGGGTGTTAACCCTTTACTACAACTCACTTACGGAACGCCTGTTCCAATAAAGCGAGAGATGTTACAGTCTTATCCACGTTTAAAGCTTCTTTAATCCCTTTAAAACGGAGTATAGAAGCAGGAGTCTCTATACCAACAGTACGGTCAAAAGCGTTGAAATTCAAGAATTCTTGAATACGACCCTTCTTTCCGAATGCTGATGTACAGATTCCAACACCGGATACATGTCTTTTAGTAGACGTGCATCCGCGGCCATAAGTGAGACCATTGGTCGCACCTAAAGCCTGGATATAAGACCCGACAGGGAGGAACCAATCTACGACGAAGGAGTAGGGAACAAGTTCCCAAGCAACTTCACCTAGATTTTGTAACCCTAGCTTTTGCATATTACGGACTTTTAAATCTGTAATAGTGTAATAAGCTACCATGCCAACTTGAACGTAGCCGCTACCAGTAACACTGATAGTTGCTTCGCCTGGGTTAGCAGGGCCTGTCACGGTTACTCTTTTGCGACTCATACCTTGAATGCGTATGTCTGGACGCTCCGGATTATCACTTTGGGATTTTGCAGCTAAGGCCGCTGCATCTTCCACATCGTGTAATAGGGGCCTCCATCCATACTTCATTTCAAGCCAAGAGTCTGCTGCAAAAGAGTGATTCTTAACCGTATCACTGGCATTTAAGTTTCGGGAACGAGAACGTAATTGTTGACGATGAGAATAATTTCCCATCTTCAACGCATTAAAAGCTCCATCAATATCTAATCTTTTAAGACTAGAAAAAGATGAAGCTAACCGTCTCGCTGTCGAACCTATCATATTGATGGTCTGTGGGAGTTCTCCCATAGCAACACCAATATTTAAGGTTTGACCGGCTGCATTCTGATAAAACCGACGCGCACATTCAGCGCGAGCGGCATTCTCCATTTCTGGATAATTAGAATGCACAAATCCGCCTACAAAGCCCGAAGTAAGAAAATACTTCGAGCCATCGTCTTGGATTACATAACCCATAGGCGATGCTTTGTCAGTATCAGATATACCGTAGGTATTCATCGGAAGAGGAATACCAGATTGTATATATGAACGATAGGCACAATTTCCTTTTTCACGAATTTTCAGTCTTCTTCGGACTGTCTGTTCGTATCCAAGGGAATCGCGCTCTTTTTCGTTGATATCGATTAAGGTCTCCATAGCACCTCTGCGTTGTAGTTATAATATTACGAATGTAATATTAAGTAGAACCCGACGAAAGTCGTAAGCCTTAAAAGGC